ATAAAGTTATTGTTGTATTAAATAAATTATAATTAATGTAAAAAAAAGCTTGACTCGGTTGGCTTATGGGGTTAGTGTCTTATGCAAGTTTTGGAATGGTTCCGAAACCTTAAAAAAATAGGAGTAAATCTATAATGAAAAAAACAGAAATAAAATCAATAACACCTTTCGAGACTTACATGCAGGATGCGAAAGGATATTATGAAGATATATTGACAAGGCCGGAGGAGGAGCAAAAAGAAATCATCAGCCCTAGATGGGTGAACGCTCTTTCGATGCACCTTTCGCAATGTTCAAATTGTCCGCCGGAATTTAAGGGCAAGCCGAACAGGTTAAAATCATTTTTCGGGACACAGGGCAACTATAAAAAAATAACTAAAAAAAGTTATTTCAATATAAAAGCGCATGATAACTTCCCTAAAAAATGGCAAAATTTGGCCTTAAAATCTTATAATGAATGGTTAGTGAGTGTAGGGAGGAATTAAGATGGCATTTTTTAAAAGATTATTGCAGGAGTGTATTGAAGCTGAAGCAATGCAAGAGGGCTTTTTGTGGAATATGTATCTAGCAAACAGGGACGAAAGGAGGGCCTTCAAACAAGAGCCTTATTCATCATTCCAAGAATATCTGGACAAGAACAAATATTGGCTTGTGCGGGTATATGAACTGGAAAAGAAAAGAAAAGAGAATATAGCTCTAGCTGAGAAAGAAAGATTATTGACACTATGAGAGTTGTTAGAATAATCCAAATAAAAGGGAATCCCCATTATATGGGAGTGTTAAAACGGGCCGAACTTCGAGAGAAAGAAAAAGCCCGAAATAAAAATAAATAAGGAGGTAAAAAGAAAGGGCCCCATTTCGGGGCCTTTTTTTGTTCTGTAGGTTTTGGGTTAGCTTATGGAAACTAGAGAGCCCATTAAGGCCCTTTAAAGCTTCACAGAGCAACGAAAAGCAATGGCCCCTCCCTACCCTACTACTAAGCCCTAAGTAGCCCTTAAATGTTTGATTGTGTTGGGAAAGTCTGATTAACCCTTTGAAGTCATTAATTTATTTTACAGGCTCAAAAGTGCTTGAAATAGCTTTGTAAACTTTGAGAGCTTGTAAAAGTTGCTAGTTTTCGCTGTAAATCTTTTGAAGCTTTGAAAGTTTTTGAAGATTTGCAAAGATTGCTAGAGTCTATAAGGCCCTAGGCAGGATGCACGCCCCCCCTACCCCCTATATATACTAAATCTCATACATTTCAAAGGGTTTTTAGTTGTTAAGTAGAAAATTAAGCCGGAGCTTTGTAAGGTTTTGTAGACTTTGTAGACCTATATAGTACTATATAGTAGTTATGCGGTGGGGGTATATACTTTAACCCCGGATGGTTAATTATATTATACAGTTTTTCTAGCAATCTGTCAAGCAATATTTACTTTATTTGTGTTTTCTATTGACAAATCTTAATTTGAGCTATATAATGTTATATTCATATGGCTTTACCAAGTACAAAAAGAAATTTAACAGAAAAACAACAAAGTTTTCTTAATAATCTTATTGAAACAAGAGGAAACTTAAAACTTTCTGCCGAACTTGCAGGCTACGCAGGTAATCACTACCAAGTTATAAATAGTCTTAAACAAGAAATAGTGCAATTAGCCGAGACAGTCCTTGCAAGGGAAGCACCCAAAGCAGCTTTTAAGCTTGTAGAGGTTATGGAAAGCGAAACAGCGATGCCACAAGCTAATGTAAAGCTACAGGCAGCCCAAACAATACTTGATAGGGTAGGTGTTTCTAAAACAGAAAGGTTACAAGTAGACCAAAACATTACTGGTGGTATATTTATTTTACCAGAAAAACAAATAATAGATATAGAAGACTATGAAGATATTTCTGACTGAGTATGAAGTTGATAATACTATCTATGCAGGTATTAATATATTTGCTGAAAGTATAGAAGAAGCAGAATATATTGCTGACCTAAATGATTTAGTTATTGTAGGTGAAATAGTTTCTGTTAAATTTAAACCAGAGTTTGATAATGATTACTTAGGTAGTATTAAACCAAATATAGAAAAAAGAGTAATACACTAATGCCAAAAAAAGCTACAACAAAAAAGAAAAGAAAGTCTACAGTAAACAAAGCCGGTAACTATACTAAACCGGAAATGCGTAAGCGTATGTTTGAAAGAATCAAAGCAGGCTCGAAAGGCGGTAGGCCCGGACAATGGAGTGCGAGAAAAGCTCAAATGCTTGCAAAGCAATATAAAGCTAAAGGCGGTGGTTATAAATAATGCCTAAGAAAAAAGACCCGAAAGTAGGCACAGGTAAAAAGCCAAAAGGTAGTGGCAGAAGATTATATACGGATGAAAATCCAAAAGATACTGTATCAATTAAGTTTGCAACTCCGGCTGATGCTAGAGCTACAGTAGCTAAAGTAAAAAGAATTAAAAAACCTTTCGCTAGAAAAATACAAATACTTACTGTTTTAGAACAACGTGCGAAAGTAGCCGGTAAAGCTGCTCAAGCTCAGATAGCTAAGAAAGGTAAAGAAGCAATTAGGAAAGCTCATGGCGCTAAAAAAAAGTCAAAGAAGTCTTAGAAAGTGGACTAAACAAAAATGGCGAACTGCTAGTGGTAAGAAGTCTTCTGAGACTGGAGAGGTATATGCTCCGGCAGCTAAAATTAAAAAACTTAAATCTACTGCAGCCGGTAGAAGAAAGTTAGCTGCTGCTAATAAAAAGAAAAGAGAAGCCACTGCTAAAGGCAAACAACATGCTCAACATGGTCTGCATCGTAAAACAAAGAAGAAGAAGAAGAAGTCATGATACGAGAAGATTATAAAAAAGGAGGACGAGCTAAAAAGAAAGACTCTAGACTTGCTAAAGCCGGAGTATCAGGATACAATAAACCTAAACGAACTCCTAACCACCCAACAAAATCACATATTGTTGTTGCTAAAGAAGGAGATAAAATAAAAACTATTCGTTTCGGACAGCAAGGTAAAAAGGTAGGAACATTATCAGGAACTGCCGGAAAACCTAAAAAAGGTGAGTCTGCTCGAATGAAAGCTAAAAGAAAATCTTTTAAAGCTCGACACGCAAAAAATATTGCTAAAGGAAAAATGTCAGCAGCGTTTTGGGCTGACAAAGTTAAATGGTAACTAAAAAAGTTACTAAGAAACAAATTGAAGATTGGCAAGCAAAAGAACTAAATTGGTTTGCTAAAAAACAATTAGGACTTGTAGCTGTTATGTCTATTATACAAGTAATTATGTTAGGCTTAATGATTTTGTTTATGTATATTAACTCAATAGTATTTAAGTAAAATGCCACAGTTAGGTAGTAATGAAAAACCAGTTCTTATGACTAATAAAAAAAATCGTGGTCGTATGCCTAGAGAGTCTAGAACTAAACCTGCCAAAGTATCTAAAAAGATATTTGATGAGAATTGGGATAAAATATTTAATCCAAAGTAATGCCTAAAGAAGGGTATATTAAAAAGAAAGGTGTTACTATTCCTTTCGGTTACGAAACATCTGAAATAAAAGGTTATCTTAAACCTATTCCTAAACAACAAGACCTTTTATTAAAATATATAGATTTAGTTCAAACTAAAACGTATTCTTTACGAGAAGCAGCCGAACAACTATCGCTTGAAGCAGATAGAAAAATTAGTCATGTCGGTCTTTCTAAAATTATAAAAAAAGTTACTCCTCCTAAACCAAGGAGTCGTTTTACTGTTGCAACACAACGTAAACGAAAGCTTGCAAAAGAAGAAAAAGAAATTAAAAAGGCTAAAGCTAAATTAGCTGCTAAAGAAAAAAAAGTACAAAAAGAAAAAGAAATAATTACAAAAGCTACAGAGTCTACAGATAATTCTGTGGTTATTGAAGAAGAATTAGAACAAGTTGCTCCTTCTGTTAAAGAAGTTATTAAAAACTCTAAGGTTATATTTCATCCTAATGAAGGACCACAAACAGAGTTTTTAGCTGCAGATGAAAAAGATGTTTTGTATGGAGGTGCTGCCGGTGGAGGAAAAAGCTATGCAATGATAGTTGACCCTCTAAGATATGCACATCGTCCTGCTCATAGAGCTTTAATACTTAGAAGGTCTATGCCAGAGCTTCGAGAAATGATTGATAAATCTAGAGAGTTATATCCACAGGCTTTTCCCGGAGCAAAGTTTAGAGAAGTTGAAAAGCTTTGGAACTTTCCTTCTGGTGCAAAAGTAGAGTTTGGTTTTCTTGAACGAGATGCTGATGTATATAGATATCAAGGTCAAGCATATTCATGGATAGGCTTTGATGAAATTACACACCTACCTACCGAGTTCTCATGGAACTATTTAGCTTCTCGTTTAAGAACTACTGACCCTACAATTAAAACTTATCTTAGATGCACTGCTAACCCCGGTGGTGTAGGTTCTCATTGGGTAAAGAAACGATATATTGAACCTACTTCTCCTAATCAAAGTTTTTTAGGGGCAGATGGTCTTACAAGAAAGTTTATTCCTGCCAAGTTAGTAGATAATCCATATTTAGCAAAAGATGGAGTCTACGAACAAATGTTAAAATCTTTACCACCTTTACAGCGTAAACAGTTATTAGAAGGTAATTGGGATGTTGCAGAAGGTGCTGCTTTTGTAGAATTTGACCCTAAAGTTCATGTTATTGCTCCATTTGCTCTTCCTTTACCTTGGGAAAGAGTAAAAGGAATTGACTATGGATATGCTTCTGAAAGTTGTTGTTTATGGGGTATTATTGATATGAACGATAATACTTTGATTATTTATCGTGAATTGTATCGAAAAGGCTTGACAGGAGAAGAATTAGGGGCTATAATAACCGATATGGAGATAGAAGACCCTTTCTCCGTAAATGGTGTATTAGATACTGCAGCTTGGGCGAATACAGGTACAACTGGTCCAACTGTAGGTGAAGCTTTACTTAGGGCCGGACATAAACTTAGAAGAGCCGATAAGAATAGAGTACAAGGAAAAATTCAAATACACGAATATTTAAAGATAAGAGAAAGTGGCAGACCAAAGTTGCAGATATTTAATACCTGTCCAAACTTGATAAGAGAATTACAAAGTATTCCTCTGTCCAAAAATAATCCTGAAGATGTGGATACACATGCTTCGGACCACGCATATGATGCATTGCGTTATATGATAATGAGTAGACCTCGAATGGAAAATCCATTAGAGAGAATGCGAGGATTTAAACGAGAAATGTTTAAACCTGCTGACTCAGAGTTTGGATATTAAGTATGGCAGAAGAAAATACATTTTTAAATTCTGACAATATCTATGTAGATGTTGAAGGTGAGTCAGGTAAAACTCTTGAGTTAGAATTTGACCAAAAATTAAATTTAGTTGGTATTGTTAATAGCCGATATGCAAAAGCAGAAAATGCTAGAGAAACTGACGAAAGAAGATGGTTAAGAGCTTATGAAAATTATCGTGGTCTATATAGAAAATCTGTAAAATTTAGAGATTCAGAAAAGTCTAGAGTCTTTGTTAAAATAACTAAAACAAAAGTTTTAGCAGCCTTTGGACAATTAGTTGATGTTATTTTTGGAACAGGTAAGTTTCCAATTGGAATAGCAGAAACTAAAGTCCCTGAAGGTGAAGCAGAGAATGCATTTTTAGATACACAAAATCCTACACCAAGTTTAGAAATAAATGAAGATAACTTAGGTAATGTTGTAGGTGACCCTTTTGATGTTGGGTTTGATGGTGATGGTCGTGTTTTACCGGCAGGAGCTACTTATCCAAACATTGAAAGTTTAGAAGAAAAAGCAGACGATTTATTAACGGAAGGTTTAACACCTATTCCAGATATTCCAGAATTAAGTCCTGCAGAAAAAGCTGCAAGACGAATGGAAAAACTTATTCATGACCAAATTGAAGAGTCTAATGGTTCATCTGAAATTAGAAACGCTTTATTAGAAGCTGCATTATTAGGAACAGGAATTGTTAAAGGACCATTTAATTTTAATAAAAAATTACACAAATGGTCTAATGAAGGTGGAGAACGAAACTATAGTCCATTAGAAGTTAGAGTTCCTAGAATAGAGTTTGTTAGTTGTTGGGATTTTTATCCAGACCCTGCAGCAACAAATATTGACGAATGTGAATATGTAATTCATAGACACAAAATGAATAAAAGTCAACTAAGGCAGTTACGTAATATGCCTTATTTTGATGAAGAAGCAATTCGCACCTGTATTCAAATGGGTGCAAATTATATAGAAAAAGATTTTGAATATCAACTAAAAGATGATTCAAGAGAAGAAGATTACTCTTCTAACTTTGAAGTACTAGAATATTGGGGCATTATGGATGCTGAATATGCTAGAGAAGTTGGAATAGATTTAGATGATTCAATTGATGATTTAGATGAAGTTCAAATAAATGCATGGGTATGTGGAGATAATTTATTAAGGGCTGTTATCAATCCTTTTACTCCATATAGAATACCATACAATGCATTCCCATATGAAAGAAATCCATATAACTTTTTTGGGATAGGGGTAGCTGAGAACATGGATGATTCTCAACAGATTATGAATGGTCATGCAAGAATGGCTATTGATAATTTAGCTTTAGCAGGTTCACTTGTTTTTGATGTAGATGAATCAGCTTTAGTAGGTGGACAGTCGATGGAAGTATATCCGGGTAAAGTGTTTAGAAGACAAGCAGGAATGCCCGGACAATCTATATATGGATTAAAGTTTCCAAATACTGCTCCAGAAAACATGATGATGTTTGACAAGTTTAGACAACTTGCAGATGAACAAACAGGCATACCTAGTTACTCACATGGTCAAACTGGAGTACAAAGTATGACTAGAACTGCATCTGGTATGTCTATGTTGTTAGGTGCATCAAGTTTAAATATTAAGACTGTAATAAAAAACCTAGATGACTTTTTGCTAAAGCCTTTAGGAGAATCGTACTTTCAGTGGAACATGCAGTTTTTTGAAGGTGGTCTTGATATTGAAGGTGATTTAGAAGTTAGAGCTACAGGAACTAATAGTTTGATGCAAAAAGAAGTTAGGTCACAAAGATTGACTATGTTCTTACAAACTGCACAAAGTCCTGCTATAGCTCCATTTGTAAAGATTTCTAAACTTATAAGTGAACTTGCCTATAGCTTAGATTTAGACCCCGATGAAATATTAAATGACCCGGAAGAAGCAGCTATTATGGCTCAAATAATAGGAATGCAAAATGCTAACCAAACAACAGGCGAAGAAGCTAACCCCAATAGTCCACAATCCGCAGGTATGGGAGGCCCTCAAGGAGCACCTCAATCACCTCAAGACCTTGGACCAACAGGCACTGGTGGTGGCAACATCGGAACAGGAGATGTTCCGGTTGCAGGGGAAACTACGTTCTCTGGTACACCTAGAGCAACTGGAGGAGCAGGTGAAGGAAGCCCTGAATAGGAGAGAAGATTAATGGCAGATAAAAAAGAACAATTTCCAGATTTAACAGGTGATGGTAAAGTAACTAGAGCAGATATTTTAAAAGGCAGAGGAGTCTTTCAAGATGGCGGTGATGCTCAAAAACAAATGGAGATGATGCTCGGAGGAGTTGAAAAGGTTGAAGAACCTATGATTCCTGACGAACAAATGGAAGAAAATTATGTAGACTTTGTTATACAAGAAACATTGTCTAATCAAGATAGAAATTATTTAATAGATGCTCTCGAAAAAGATGATAGACTAAGTGAAATCTTTGATGAAGTTATAGAGAGTGCAACAGAATTTACTGGTTCTGGAACTGTTGAAGGTCCCGGAACTGGTAGGTCCGATTCGATACCGGCAAGGTTATCGGATGGTGAGTTTGTCTTTACTGCAAAAGCGACAAAGCAGCTAGGCTCGGATAACTTAATGTCCTTGATGAAAAATGCTGAAAGAGAAGCTGATGAAGAAAGACAACAAGCTCAAGATGGTGGGCTAATGGAAGAAGAGGAAACTGTTACAATGCCTGTTGAAAGACAGCCAGTGCAACAGGATATTAGAGTTCAAAAAGAAACTGTTGGAGCTCAAGCAGCAATGCAAGAGCAATCTGACTTAGTTGATGATGAGCTTAAAAAATCTATGCTTTCTACTAGACCATACGTAAGGAGCTAACAACCGATAAAGCTACCCTAGGCATAGGCACTTTATCATGATAATAACCGAAAGGCTACCTTTACAAGACAAGCCCTGCAAGTGCACACGCAGCTACCTTGTTAAACGAAGCCCTGAGTAGGAGAAAGAAAATGGCTCAACAAGAAGTCGTACAAGAGGAAGAAGTTCAAGCTAATCCTTATAATCAAAAAAAAGCTTGGCACAAAGGAGAAGATAAACCTTTTGTTTCATCAGAAAGTTTATTCTTTGATAACACTAATACCGAACCTAGTGTAGAAGTAGAAAGTGTTGAAGAAGAAATAGAAGAGGTTCAAAGTGAGGATAAACCTTATAAAAGACCAAACTATAAAAAACGATATGATGATTTAAAAAAACATTATGATGCTAAGTTAAATGAATTTAGACTTAGAGAACAAGAGTTACTAGACGAAGCTACTAAAAATAGAACTGAGTATAGAGCTCCAAAAACTGAGGATGAATTAGAAGCATTTAAAAAAGAGTATCCTGATGTGTATGAAGTCGTAGAGACTGTTGCTCATTTACAAAGTGAATCTAAAGCAAAAGTTTTAGAAGAACGCTTGACTAAACTTCAAGAAAGAGAGCAAGATTTAATACGAAAAGATGCAGAAAAAAGGTTAGTTGAAAAACATCCTGATTTTGAAGATATCAGAAATAGTGATGAGTTTCATGGGTGGGCAACACAGCAACCAAAGTCTATCCAAGATTGGGTATACAGTAATAGCGATGATGCAGACCTAGCTTCTAGGGCCCTTGATTTGTTTAAAAGAGATATTGGCATGGATACTTCTGAAGTACCTGAGTCAGTTTCAAAACCGACACAATCTGCTGCTGATATGGTTTCTACAAAAACAACTAGTGTAGAACCTAAACAGGAAAAGATTTGGTCAGAAAGGGAGATTGCTGCTCTTAGCATGGACGAGTTTGATAGGTATGAAACCGAAATAAGCAATGCTATGCAAGAGGGTAGAATCGTAAAATAAACTAATACTTAAAGGAGTAATATCATGGCTCAATTTTTTGAACCGAGCACGGATACCGATGCTAACTTTGCGAACTCCGTAAGTGGACAGACTAATAGTTTCTTTTTACCTTCGGTTTACTCTAAAAAGGTTTTAAACTTTTTTAGAAAAGCCTCGGTAGTTGAAGCAATTACGAACACCGATTATGCCGGTGAGATTTCCGCTTTCGGAGACTCAGTAAAGATTATTAAAGAGCCAGTTATTTCTGTATCAGCGTATACAAGAAATACTGACACAACTGAAACTAGACTGACTGACCAAGAGCTTAACTTGGTAGTTGACCAAGCAAATGCTTTCAAATTCATCGTAGATGATATTGAAACTAATATGTCTCATGTCAACTTTAAAGAGGTCGCTACTTCATCTGCTGCATATTCATTAAAAGATGCGTATGACTCAGGTGTAATAGCTGAGATGTTCTCAGGAGTTTCTTCATCAAGCCCTGACCATATAATAGGTTCTGACAGTTCTACTGCTGATTCAAGCATGACTCACGCAACTAACTCTGTTGACCTACTTGGTTCTGATGGAACTGGTGTAGATGCTTTAGACCTAATGGCTAGAATGGCTAGATTACTAGATGACCAAAACATACCTGAAGAAGGTAGATGGTTTGTAGCACCTCCTTCGTTCTACGAAGAGTTGTCACAATCTGGTTCTAAACTTCTATCTGTTGACTTTAACGCAGGTCAAGGTTCAATCAGAAATGGTTTAGTCTCAACTGGAAAACTACGTGGGTTCGATATGTACAAATCTAATAACATTGCTGCTACAAGTAATGCTACTGGTAAAGTACTTGCAGGACACATGAGTTCTACAGCTACTGCACAAACTATTCTTTCAACTGAAGTGTTGAGGGACCCAACATCGTTTGGTGACATAGTTCGTGGATTACATGTTTATGGTGCTAATGTTCTTCGTCCAGAAGCATTAGTATCTGCATTCTATGTAGTTGACTAATAATAAAATCGGAGGGGTCTTCGGACCTCTCCACCTTTAAGGAGAATAATTATGCCAATGGGTAAAGGAACATACGGGTCACAGATGGGCAGACCTAAAAAGAAAAAAAGAATGCCTAAAATGGGTGGAATGATGGTACATGGCGACAAAAAGAGAATGAAAAAAGGAACGGGTGGTCGTATGATGTATGCAGATGGCGGTATGCCTAAATTAAAGCCTAATTAATCATGGGTAAAGGTGTAAAACATTATAAAAGAGATGGCACTGAATATAAAGGCAATATGCATAAAATGCCTAATGGTCAGTTACACTCTGGTAAAACTCATGGTAAAACAAGTGTCAGGCTTTTTCATTTTAATGAATTAAGTGCGACAGCAAAGAAAAAAGCTAAAGGCAAAAAAACTAACAGGAAAAAATAATGGCAACAACATTCCTTACACTAACAAATGATGTTCTTAGAGAACTAAATGAAATTGAACTAACAGCTTCAACTTTTGCTAGTGCAACAGGAATACAAAACTTTGTTAAAAATTCTATTAATAAATCTATTAATGATATTGCTAATGAAGAACCTCAATTACCATTTTTTTCTGTAGCTCCAAGTGGGGAAACAGACCCTTTTTATGGAAATGTAACTGTAGCAACAACTGCCGGCACTAGATGGTATTTATTAAAATCAGATAGTACTAGTATTACTACAGACTTTGCATCTATTGATTGGGATGACTTTTACATTACAACAATAAATGTAAGTGGAGAGTCTGCTCCCTTTGTTTCAAAAGGATTAGAGTATTTAACATTAGAAGACTGGACAAGTTATTTAAGAGATGCTGAAAATGCAGACGATTCAGATTCACAAAGCTATGGAGAACCTCAATATGTTATCCGTAGTCCGGACCACAGAAAATTTGGATTAAGTCCAATACCCGACAAGGTTTACAATGTTCATTTTTATGCATTTAATTCACCAACTCCATTATCAGCATTTAGTGATGAAATAGTATTTCCAGACCAATATGGTAATGTTATAACTGCAAGAGCTAGATATTATGTATGGCAATTTAAAGAAAGCCCACAACAAGCAGCTTTTGCATTAGATGATTATAAAAAAGGATTAAAACACATGAAATCTAATTTAATTAATCCATCACCAACTTACATTACAGACGATAGGAGATATTTTTAAAGATGGCAACATCACAGCCATATACAGTAGCATGTAATGGAGGTTTAGTCAAGTCTGCTAACTCAATAGACTTATTACGAACTCCGGGTGTTGCAAGAGAGCTTAGAAACTTTGAAGTTTCGACAGAAGGTGGATATCGAAGAATTAATGGTTTTGCAAAGTATGGTGGCGAAAGTGCTGCAAAACCTACGGGAGGCTCAACAAATATTCTTGGAGTAATTCCATATGCAGATGGAGTTATTGCATGTGCAGGCACAGGAATATTTTTTAGTCAAGATGGCACAAGTTGGCTAAATGTTAGTAGAAGCTCAGTTGCAAGTAGTGGAGATAATCATACAGCTTTTACAGGACGTAGTACACTAACTAGAACTTCACAAGGTCAAATTAGTTTTGCTTTATTTGAAGGTGCGACTTTTGATTATGGTTTATTAGTTATAGCTGATGGGGCTAATAAACCTTATTTTTTTCGAATGGAGGGAACAGGGGCCTTAACAAGTAGAACTTTTTTTAGTGATGAAATTACAGTTACAGGTACAAAGCATGTAAAGCATGTTACTATACATGATAAACATTTAATAGCTGCAGGAGTTGAGGATAATTTAAATACTATCTTTTTTAGCAGTACTTTAGACCCTACAAGTTTTAGTGCAAGTGGCTCTGGCAGTATTGTTTTAGAAGACCAAATTGTAGGGATTAAAAGTTTCCGTGATGAGTTATTTATATTTTGTGAAAACTCAATATTTAAATTACAAAATATAAATAATTCTAGCACAATACGAATTGTACCTGTTGCTAAAAATGTAGGATGTTTAAGTGGATTTAGTATTCAAGAGATTGGTGGTGATTTAATATTTTTAGCTCCAGATGGATTTAGAACAGTTGCCGGTACAGCAAGAATTGGAGATGTTGAGTTAGGAACTATTAGTAAAGAAATACAACCTTTAGTAACAGACTTGACAGAAAGCATAAATAGCTTTATAATAAGTAGTGTTGTATTAAGAGAAAAATCACAATATAGATTATTTTATACTGATACAACAAAAACTACAGGCGAACAAAGAGGAATTATAGGAACACTTAGACCAGATGGATTTCAATGGTCAGAAACAAGAGGAATAGAAGTAACTGAAATAGGTTCAGGTTTTAATCAAAATGGTATAGAAGAATACTATCACGGAGCTACTAATGGTCATGTATATGTTCATGATTCTGGAAATAATTTTGATGGCTCTAATATTTTAGCAAGATACGCAACACCAGACTATGACTATGGTGATTTAGGTACACTTAAAACTTTACATTACTTAAAAGTATCTGCAAGTGCAGAAGGTATTGTAGAACCAGATATTCAAGTTAGATTTGATTTTGGAAGTACAGATATACCTCAACCTCCGGGATTATTTGATTTAGGAGTAATTAATCCTCCTGCATTATTTGGAGAAGCTTTATTTAATACAAATATATTTGGTGGAGCAGAAAATCCTTTAACAAGAATAGCACTACAAGGTAGTGGTCATAGTAATAGTTTTACAGTAATTAGTGATGATACAAAAGCTCCATATACCATCAATGGGCTTTATATAAATTATGTACCTTCAGGTAGGAGATAAATAAATGGCACAAACTTATACAAGACAAAGCACTTTTGCAGATGGCGATACTATAACTGCTGCATTATTTAACAATGAATATAATCAGTTAGTTAATGCTTTTGCATATAGTTCTAGTAGTGCAAGCTCAACAGGACACAGACACGATGGTACTGCAGGCCAAGGTGGAAATATATTTAAGATTGGAGATTTAGATTTTTTAAATAAAATAGAAGTAGATGGAACTAATAATCGATGGGGTTTTTATGTACAAGTTTCTACATCTGCAGTAGAACAAATAAGAATACAAGATGGAGCTATTGTTCCTGTTACAGACAACGATATAGATTTAGGAACAAGCTCATTAGAATTTAAAGATGCATTTTTTGATGGCACAGTTACTACAGATGCTTTAGTAGCAGATACAGCAGACATTAATGGAGGTACTGTTGATGGTGCTACTATAGGAGCTAACTCAGCCTCTACTGGTGCATTTACTACTGTTACTACTACAGGTAATGTAGATGTAGGTGGTAATCTTACAGTAACAGGTACAACTACATTTAATGGTGGTACACTAACTCTAGGTGATGCTGATACAGATAATATTGTTTTTGGTGGAGAAGTAGATTCTAATATTATACCTGACGATGATGATACACACGATTTAGGTAGCTCTTCAAAACAATGGAAAGATATATACATAGATGGTATTGCTTATGTAGATGGTATAAATTTTGATGGTACAGCAATCACATCAACAGCAGCAGAGCTAAACATACTTGACGGAGTTACATCAACTGCTGCAGAACTAAACTTATTAGACGGAGTTACAGCTACAACTGCTGAGTTAAATATACTTGATGGAGTTACAAGCACAGCAGCAGAACTTAATATTTTAGATGGTGTAACCTCAACTACTGCAGAATTAAACTTACTAGATGGAGTTACATCTACTACAGCCGAACTTAATATTCTTGATGGAGTTACATCAACTGCTACAGAAATAAACTTACTAGATGGAGTTACAGCTACTACAGCAGAACTAAATATTCTTGATGGAGTTACTGCAACTGCTGCAGAACTAAATGCACTTGATGGTATTACTTCAACAGTTTCTGAATTAAATATTGTAGATGGTGGCACGTCTGCTACATCTACTACATTAGCTGATGCCGATAGAGTTGTTGTTAATGACAATGGCACTATGGTCCAAGTTGCATTAACAGACTTTGAAACTTATTTTGAGTCTGCACTAGATACACTAAGCAATGTTACAACTGTAGGAGCACTAAACTCTGGTAGTATTACTAGTGGTTTTGGTGCAATAGATAATGGTTCATCTGCTATTACAACTACAGGTACAGTTACGTATGGTAACTTATCTGATGGCACAATAACAATTACAGCTTTTGTAGATGAAGATGATATGTCTTCAAACTCTGCAACACTTGTACCAACACAACAGTCTGTTAAAGCTTATGTAGATACACAGATTACAGCAGAAGATTTAGACGTAACAACCGATAGTGGCACAATAGCAATAGACTTAGATAGCGAAACTTTAACTATCGGTGGCACATCAAATGAAATAGAAACATCAGCTACAGGTAATGCAGTTACAATTGGTATACCTGCTGCTGCTCAAATTACAACATCACTAGGAGTCGGTGGGGGTTCTACTAATGGAGTACAGATTTCTCAAGGTGCTATATCTATTAAGAATGGTGGAACACAATCTTATGTAGATTTTTATTGTGAATCAAGCAATGCACACTACGCAAGACTACAAGCCCCTGCTCATAGTGCATTTAGTGGTAATATAACTGCAACACTCCCTGCAACTACAGGAACAATCGCATTAACTTCAAGTGATATTACAGGTAATGCAGCTACAGCCACAGCATTAGCAACTGCTAGAACTATTGGTGGTACAAGCTTTGATGGTACAGCAAACATTTCAGTAGCTTTGGCAGACACAGCCACAGCATTAGCAACAGCAAGAACAATACATGGTGTATCTTTTGATGGTACAGCAAACATTGATTTAACAGAGGTCATTCAAGACACTGTAGGAGCTATGGTAACTGGTAATACAGAATCTAATATTACAGTTACTTATGAAGACTCAGATGGCACATTAGACTTTAGTGTTACAGGTGGTGGTTCAGTATCAGAAGCTTTTAAAACAATATCTGTATCTGGACAGGATGATGTAGTAGCTGATGCTGCTGCGGATACTCTTACTTTAGTAGCCGGAAGTAATATGACTATTACTACAAATGCTTCTGGAGATAGTATAACTTTTGCATCTTCGGGTGGTGGTGGAAGTCAAAACTTATTTTCAACTATTGCAGTTAGTGGTCAATCAAATGTAGTTGCTGATAGCACTACAGATACACTTACACTTGTTGCAGGTAGTAATATTACATTAACAACTGATGCAAGTAGTGATTCAATTACAATAGCTTCATCTGCTAGTGGTAGTGGTGGAAGCAGTTCTAGCTTTACTAAAAATACTTTTACAGGCGATGGAAGTACGACAGCATTTACATTAACTAATAGTGTATCAAACGAAGATAATTTATTAGTATTTATTGATGGTGTATATCAAGCAGACAATGTATATAGTGTATCAGGTACAACTTTAACTTTTGCTACAGCCCCTGTAAATACCAGAGTCATAGAAGTATTTGCAGTTGAAGGAGGTATTGTAGGTTCTGCTCCAGTTATAGATACTATGACTGGTGATGGTTCAGATACTACACTAGCTCTTAGCACAACTCCAACTTCGGAGAATCAAACTTTTGTAACTATTGATGGTGTTGTTCAACATAAATCAACTTACTCAGTATCAGGAAGCACTCTTACATTCTCTACAGCACCTCCAACAGGAACTGCAGTTGAGTGTATAACATTTACTAATGTAGCTGTTACAACTTTCCAAGATGGTGATGGGGATACAAAGATACAAGTAGAGGAAAGTTCTGATGAAGACAAAATACGTTTTGATACCGGTGGTACTGAAAGAGCTATTTTAGATTCGACAGGTTTAACATTAAATGGTGAAATTGATTTAGATACTGATGATGATTTAAGACTTAGATTTTATGATGGAGGAACATTTAAAGCAGGATTACAAGTAGCTACATCTGCAAATGATATGATTACTGGAACAGCAGATGGAGACTTTGCTGTTCGTTCACAAGGTAACATGCTTTTTTCTACTGGTGGAAATACAGAAAGAATGCGTATTGATTCTTCTGGAAACGTAGGCATAGGAACTACGAGTCCTGATAGTCTAGTTGATATTGAGGATGTACACTCTCAATTAAGACTAACTGATTCAGACGACAGTAAATTTGTATTGTTCAGTTATTCAGGTGGAAAGCTAGTAGTAAGAAATAATTCTACGAATACCACAGCAAATCAATTTACGATTACTGAAGATGGAGATTTTGGTATAGGAACTATAAATCCCGCACAAAGATTAGAAATTTTAGATACAAGTACTGCAAAAACTAGATTTGCTTATAGCACATCTATATATGGAGAAATAGGTAGAAAGTCTGATGGAAATTATGAATTTTCATCTTATGAAAATGGTGCAAACATAATATTTGGCACAAGCACTACAAATGGTGCTACAACAGAAAGAATGCGTATCACTTCTGCAGGTAACGTCACACTAGGAAGTGGTGCTAACGTAGGCACAGCAGGCACAATTCAAATGAATGTAGGTAGCACTTCATCAGGTGGGGGAATACAGCTTTTTGCTCCTGATAATGCTGCACATAGTATTAATTTTGGAGATGCTTATTCAACATCAGCAATTTATGCAGGTGCTATTGAATATAACCATGCTTCAAACTATATGAGATTTTTTACTTCTGCTACGGAAAAAATGCGTATTGATACGTCTGGAAACTTACAAGTTGGGTTTTCTTCTTATGCAAGTCTTGGAACTGTCAATACAGGCTGTCGTCTAAGCAATGATGGAGAATCAAACACTTTAGCTCGTGGCAGTAACGGAACAATCCTTGCTTTTTATAGCGGTAGCGGAGGGGCAGGCAATATTTCAGTGTCAGGTAATGCCGCATCCTACAACACAACTTCAGATGCTAGATTAAAAGACGTTACAGGTGAAGCTAGAGGTCTTGAAGTAATCAACGCTCTTAATCCTGTAGCCTACAACTGGAAAGCAGATGGAAAAGCTGATGAAGGTTTGATAGCACAAGAGGTATTAGAAGTAGTGCCAAATGCAGTAAATCAAGATGAAGATGATTACTACATGATGGATTACTCAAAATTAGTAACACCATTGGTAAAAGCAATCCAAGAACAACAAACAATAATAGAAGACTTAAAGGCTAGAATAGAAACTCTAGAGGGATAAAGATATGACAACTAAAATACCAGTAGAACTCTCAAGCACTCCGGGGATTGTAGATGGGTCTAATGCAACAGCTATAACTATTGATAGTTCTGAGAATGTAGGCATAGGAGAGGCAAGTCCTTCT